GGATGATTTATTTTGAACCACATTTGCCACCATGCGATTAATGCGTATGAGTAGGCGTGAGCAGTATTGAATGCGTATCCGGCAGCCGTTGTGATTCCACTCCATACTCTTTGAGCAGAAATTTCTGTAACTCCGTTATTAGCGCATCCATCCCTGAATTCGATCCAGAGTTTCGAGAATTGGAATTCGCCAAGTTTCTTGCCAATGATCTTTCGTACTTGGAGAACTTTTTCTGTAGAGAATCCTGCAAGATCGCGCAGTATCCACATGATTTGTTCTTGGTAAACGATTTGCCCATAAGTCCACTCCACGTGTTTGTCAAAGCCTGGGTGTATGCGTTGCCAATCCTTTTCGCCTTTTTTGACGGCAATGTAATCGGCTGTCTGCCCTCCGTAGTACGGGCCGGGTCGTGACAATGCGTTGCACGCTGTTAGCTCGTCAAAGTTGGACGGCTGTACGTCCCGTACCACTTGGCGGGTTGTGCCGCCCTCGTACTGGAAAATTCCCGCTACATCGTCGTCGCGGAAACGTGTCAAGATTTCATCGTTTTCTTTATACGAGTCATAAAACATGCTATAAAGCTTGTCGAGTGTGACACCTGACCATTCCCGGCAGAGTCCTAACATGCCGCAAGTTGTGAGTCCCAAGAAATCCATCTTGAGCATTCCCAAATATTCTGCATCCCTTTTTTCGTAAGGAATTACTTGGGCCATTTCACGGTTACGTCCAGTGCCTTTTGTTTTGCTGTAGATTGCACAGACGTTGGGAATTGGGTCTGATGCTACGACGAATCCCCCAGCGTGAATCCCCATAGAGTGCTGATTACCTTCAAGTTGGATCGCCTGTTGAAGCATAGTTCCGTACTGATCGACCAGCGTTGCAATCGCAGGGTCAGACGAAAAACTTTCAAGCGTATCTGCAATTGAGTCGTCCACGCGATCATCGGTTTCGACCCTAATAGCGCACTTCTGTCCGATTGCGTCAAAGGTGCCAACTGCAAGTCCATACGCTCTCGCCACATCTTGCAAAGCTTTGCGTCCACGATATTTAGTATGGTTGGCGACATTGGCGACGTTTTCTTTTCCATAAATTTCACGTGCGCGTTCTCCGATTTTGTGTCGTAAAGAATCGTCAAAGTCTAAGTCAATATCTGGCATATCGGGACGATTTGGGTCAATGAATCTTTCAAATACCATGCGGTCGAATACGGGGTGCATGGGGTCTATCTCTGTGATGCCCAGCAGGTAGCAGACCAGTGAGCCTGCTGCTGAGCCGCGTCCTGGCCCTACCGTGATGTTGTTGTCTTTGGCCCATTCCACAAGGTCAGCCACAACAAGGAAGTAGTCACAAAAGTCTTTGCTTGCGATAATATTGTATTCGTGCTTTATACGCTTTTTGTACTCGTCTAGATTTTCGTCTATATCTGGTCGTGTACGAATTCGTTTGTAAAGTCCATTGCGAATACGCTGTTTTAGGTATTCCTTTGTGCTTACATGGCCCTGGGGAATTGGGAATGTTAGGGGTTTCGCTTTTGGCAATTCGACATTGCAATCTTCTGCAAGGATTCGCGTATTGTCTATCGCGCAGTAGGCTTCGTATTCTGATAATCCTGTGTCTTGTAGGTTGTTTTTTAGTTGTTGATCTGATTTTGGGTACGTTAATAGAACGTCGTATTCCCATTCAGCTTCGGAGATAGCGACTGTGCTGCTTCGTCGTGCTGCGTGCAAAATGGTTTGCATTTTGTTTTGGTGCTCAAATGGGTAGTGAACGTCTGCGGTGGCGATCAGTGGTGCGCCTGTTTCATGCGATAGTTCCGCGAATGCCGGGTTGAGAATGCGGGTTCGTTCTAGTTCATGGAATCGTTGTGTTTCTAGGTAGAACCTGTCACCGTAAACCGCTTGAAAACGTTCTATTCTCTCTTTGGTTTGTAAATATTTTTTTTGGGTATATGTGTTAGTTTTTTCTCCCAAGGATTTACCACCCAGGAGGGTGCAGGAGATTAAAGAATCTGAGCAGCCAGAGAACGCGGCAATACCCTTGTTATGTTTAAGCAGGTTGTCCCATGTTACTGTCGGGTACTGGTAGGCATCCAGATAAGATTGGGTCACGATTTTATTGAGATTTATGTAACCCTCTTGATCCATTGCAAAGAGAGTTATATGAAACTTTCTTCTTTCGTTTGGTGGGGAGAAGTAGGCTTCGATTCCGAATATGGCTTTGATGCCATGTTTGTTGCACTCGCGCTCTAGGGCGACGTGGCTGTTGACGTTGCCATGCTCTGACAGGCCTAGGGCTGTCATGCCAAGGCTCTTGGCTCGCTCCACATGCTGTGCGACGGTGCCAAAGCCGTCACCGTAGGAATATGTGGAATGCGTATGAAATGAAACGAATTTCATTGGGAAAACGTACATTATTGGGTTGACGCTTGTCTTGCTCTGTCAACAAGTTTACGCAAAACGCGACGTAATTCAAAGTCATTCATTTGTGCGTCAAGAATTGTTTGTATTTCTTCTGCATAGAAAGCGTGCATGGACAGTTCTATGCTTGGGCTATCTTTTTTCTTGGCGGCAGACACTATTTTCTCTATTGCGTCGGCTATGCGCCGAATGTCATCGTCACTCATCGTCACTGTCAACCGGGACGGGGTATGACAATCCCGCTATGGCCGTGGGGAATACCTCTACCCGGTAGTGCTGGTCGGTGTCAGCTATGCCTGTGGGAGACTCAGGCACGTCGAACTGCACAAATGGCACCGGCTTATCGCCAGCGGTTTTATAAAAGTGGAAGGAACCTTCAACAATTTGTGTCCAGCCAAGTCCATCAAGTAGCACATGAGTTACATTTTGTGCGGATTGCTGATTACGTACACCCTCTGGCTTGAGCAGGTTTAGCTTTGGGCCGCTTTCACTTTCTTCGATCTTCATTTGAGTTCCTCCACGCTTTTGATTTCTGATTCAATATTGTCGATTACTTCGATTTCTGATTCAAACGCAAACATGCCTTCGCTAATTAGTTTGGCTGCATGTTCTTTATCAAGTGCTTTAACAATGTAGGTGGTTGATTGAACAACTACGTCCTCTACATTGACAACGTAAAGTTTACTCTGCGTCGGCGTTTCCATGCCACATTTTCAATTCTGCTAGCTTGGCTTCGGTTTGGATTTTCATTAGTTCACGCAAGGTGCTCAAATGACTTACTGCCGACATAATAAATAACGTGTCGAGCAGAAGAAGAATGAATATTGCTGTAAGCACTTTTTCCTTAAATTAGGGGAGACAGGACACAAGCCAAGGACGGGGGGTTTCTTGTGCCCTGCCTCCCAGCCTAATTAATCTTCGTCGTCAAAGATATCGTCTACATCTTCTTCTTCTGCAATCGGGGTTTCAACCTTGCTCGCCTTGGCAACGCTTCCACCACCAATCAGAAATGCTTCGATCCTAGAACTTTCTGTTGTCTGCTTGGTTTCAGGATTGAAGTAGGAAGATTTCTTGACAGACACCTTGATCGGAAGTTCACCGTTAGGTGAATTCAGTACGTAGTTTCCGATCTTGACAACGTGCTGTTGACGATCATCAACAATCGGGCCAGTCTCGTAGAAAGACTTTTCGATTGTTCCGCACGACTTATCGCTTCCATCCGTGAGTGCGTGGAGGAATTGATTAACGTAGGGAATTCCAGAGTCAATCAGATTGATTGATCCCCACGCCATGAAGCCGTCATACTTTCCTTCTGGTGTGTTGGAAAGTTCTACTCCCACATTGAATTTCGGCTTTCCACGGTTGGCCGGATTCTTTGCGGTCTGACTGATCGCGCCGACGCTAACCACCTTGAGCTTGCCGGTGTACGCCCCTGTAGGGGGTAGTTCACCAGCCCACCCAGCGCGACCCTCTGCGGCACCTTGACCGACACCATTGATATCTAGCGAGAACTTAGGCATTGCTTTTACTTTCTGTTTGGTATTTAAGTGATGTTATGATGTTTGTTTAACCTCATTTAGTTCACGCTTGGATCAGATCAATTTCCTCTCTCGCGCCAACCGGAGCGTCTGCCTCCGTGACAGACACTACCTCATTGGTAGTCTTTGGGCTAGCCTTGGCCGGTGCTTTCCTGGGAGCCTTGACGACCACTGTTGCACGCGGGTCAACCAATTTCCCTACAGCATTGCGAACCATTGTGCCGTCAATTGCTTGGCGAACCTGGGAGAGTTTTGCATTCACCGTAAAAGGTGCAAGGCGAGTAGTTCTGTCCTTGGCACGAATTGTTCCGGTGTCCTCCCAATAAATAGTCCGACGCTTCACTGTCTTTGTCAGGTCGGGGTGTTCCTCAGTGGGTGCAGGAACCTCCACAAGCTCAACCCGCAAATGACCATAACTTGTCATTAGTGCAACAATTTTCATGGCAACTCCGTACTCTTTGCCACTGATTTCCGGCACTAAAAATTCGTTGTGATCCGCGTCTTCCACTTTGCGAGATAGTGCAGTGTAGAGAACGTTTACATCTAGTTCATTGATCCGGCGAACTAGATTTTCAAACAAAACGTGAAGCTTTCCGTAGTCCTGAATCTGCGGGGTGTCGGGGTCTTGGCCCTTGGACAGACGCTCAGAACGTGAAGATTCAAGAATTGCAGACATACACATTTTCTGCATTTCTGTCAGTGAGTCCACGGCCAAAACGTTGTAGTTAGAAAGAACGTCTGGATTGTCCTCAAGATATTCAACAGCGGAACGAATATCATTCCAGTGTCGAACACGAATCTTTTGTGCTTTCGATCCCATACGTAGGGCTGAAAGCGTTCCCGAATCTTCCGGTGCAATAAACAGCACACCCTCGTCAGAACCAGCGAACACTGTCTTGCCTGCGCCAGAATCAGCGTGAACAAGAATGTTCCACTTTGGGATATCGTCTGCCAGATCAACTATTTCGATTGTCATGTGTTACTTTCTGTTTGTTTTAATCGGTTATTTCTGGTTCTGTCCCTACCAGATACGCCACGTCGGGGTAGTGGTAGTTGGACAAATGTACCCCAAGCCTACGACGAGAAGCCATAGAGTCGCTTACATGCCAATCGCAAAAAGGGCACCATAGATTCATTAAAGTGTTGACCATCATACGTTTTTTTGTTTCTTTGTAGTTACCTCCTGTCACGAAACACCAGTTTCTTTCTTTGCAGATACAGACTCTTTTGAGTTTGTTGCACCGTCACGGTGATCTGCATATTGGTCTTGTCTCTTGAAAACGGAACTGATAAAGCCTTCAATATCGTCGCCATTTTCGTCTATATCGCATAGATCGGTAAAGTCGCACCAGTTGCAATGGTCACCGGGGGTCTTGGTGACCGGCATCAGTCCTTGACGGGCGCGTGCGATCTGCTCAGCGTCCTCCGCAATGCGCTGTACCTGGCGCATCCGGTTGGCCTTACCGCGCATTACTTGTTCCCGCCAAAACAACGGGGCAGGCTGTACTTTAGATACAGTGCCGTCTTTGTTTAATACTTGGCCTTCTGCGTTGCGTGGTTTTTCTGGTGGCTTGGCTTTACGAAGATAGCTAAAGATCATTCCATCAATCGCTTCATCCTTTTTAATTAATTCAAGGTGTCGCAGATATCCAGTGCCGACAGCGATATAGGTTCCGGCTTGATCGTCTTTCACAAGGTGTTTTGTATTTTCACGCTTGTTGGTTGTTTTGTGATCCACCACCATGATTCGCGGTTTGGGGAAAGAGTGATCCCGTACTGGCATATCAAAAGTTCCGACGATCTTTGTAATATGCTTGCCGTCTGTCAATAGTTCTAGTGGAACGCCACGTCTGATTTGATCTTTTGTGTACGGAATGTTTGATTCAAACCTAGTCTCAGGCATTAAAACTTCCCAATGCGGGTCAAATCCATAATGCAGAAGATACTGAGTAAGCATTATTTCGCCAAGACCTTGAAATTCTGCAAACTCATACTCTGCGTCAGCGTCGTACCAGTCGCCAGCTTTAATCATGGAGTGCTGGCCTTTACAAAATTCTGCCCACGTTTCTAAAGGATGCCTACCGCGCTGGAATCCATCTTTTCCTGGTGGGGTGTAATACTCTGCGAGGCACAAATGGATTCCTGTACCAAACCAGCGAGCATCGGTGCGCTGTGTTACCGGCACCAGTCCCATGTTCCATCCCCATTGCCATTGCTGCTGGCAACGTTTGAAGCTTAAGCGTTCTGAGTTACGAATCATTTGCAAATTCATTCTGCTCCTTTTGTATCTAGAAAAAATTCTTTTAGTTCTTTGTGATGTTCTGGACACAATGAAAATTTCTCATCGAATATTTTCATTACGACCCAGCCTTCTACGCCCAAAGATTCTAGGGCACCAGAGGTTTTCTTTTCTTTACACCGTGGAATATCACAGGTGATCGTGAATACTTCATAAGATTCAAGTCCCATAAGGGGCACCTTTCGGTGTAGGTTGAGATTTTTACTTTATAAACCGACAGGAGAGAAACGGACTAGGCAACGATCCTGTCGGTATATAAAGTCCCGGTAGCTGGCGCATCCCCATGCATCCCGCCAACCAGCTACCGGGCCTTTATCCTACCTTACCGGCGACGGCCAATCCGACGCTTGCCGGTATCTTCTGGCTCCATTTCGGGCGTGGCCTGAGCCTGCTCCACGGCCATTGCCAAGTCCTCGCCGGATGCTGCACTGGCATCCCGCAGTGACATTGCCTTGGCGCGAGCTTCAATCACGCGAGCTTCCAGCTTGGCGGTTTGTTTCTCAGCACGATCAATTGCACGTTGTGCTTTGATTTGTGCAGGAGTCATACCGTCAAACTTGGACTTTTCTGCTTCACGCATTGCTTTGCGTTCTGCTCTTGCAGAAACTTGCTGATCCTGGTTATTAAAATCAATCCGAAGTGCCAACAAAGCCTTGACTTGGTTCGGGGTAATCGGATCAAGACCAGAATGCATGTTGACATAATGAGCAAGTTCTTCATGTGCGGGACGAAATTTTGTGAAATCTCGCTCGCGCTTTTTCTTCTCACTGGCGGTCATGCTTTCCTCCGGTGCGCCGTCGTCCTCCACGTCGGGGGCAATGATTTCGTCCGGTGCGTCGATGATGGTTGTCATGTTCTCTCTTTCTTGTGTGTTTGTGCTGTTGGACGCTCTGTGTGTCCGGTGCGCTTTTCACCCTAGTTGGTGTCGGCGCATTGTGCAAGT